ATGAAAACGAAAGTGATAATAATGATGAGCCTTTTTATTTCTCTCTTCCTGACGGGATGTGAGAAAGAACTGGTCGAAGTGCCCGGTGAAGTTCCCGGGCAACTTCCTCCGGAAGGTAAGCCTTCGGACTTGCCCGACGGATATTTTGAAGTAACCTTCTCAGCCGGATACGGAGGAGGCGATACCCGTACACCCGTCACAGGGACTGATTCACGGGTTCGCCACCTGCGTTACATCATTTATAAGTCGACAGGTGAGTTTGTGAAAGAAAAGGTGGTGCTGAATACTACGGATGCCGCTCCTTCCTGGCCGATGGCGGCCTTGAAAGATACGCTTCCGAAAGGACAATATACAGCTGTATTTCTGGCCAATGTAGAGAAAACACAGTTCCCGATTCCCGTTTCGGGCGGAGGAACCAACTATGCGGATGTGCTGACGAACTACCGGACAACGCGTGCGAATGCCCGGATCGTGTTACCCGGTGCCGAGTTTACCGACACTTCGGAATTTTATCTGGCCAATGTATCTTTCTCGGATACCTCTGCTCAACCTTATGTACTGTTGCAGCGTATTATCAGTATGCTGAATTTGCGAAGAGTGTTTGTGGATGCACAAACCGCTTTGAATTCTCTGACCAATAATATTGTGACGCAAGTAGGGTATAAGAATATAATCCGGACAACGGTACAAGGCATTTTGCCAGGGTTACTGAAAACGGCAATGGACTTGGGAGTGGTTGGTAATGCTGTCTATAATGTTGTTGGCGGACTCGATGCCGCAGTCAATCTGGTGGTGGCAGCATTGGTAGAACCGGTCGTGGATGCACTGTATGCACAACTTTTGCAAGGGCTGGTCAATCAGATAGGGCTGACTCTTTCCGGTAATGCCACGCAGAACGGTGCATTGGGAGCGTTGGGCGATTTACTGAATCCCTGGCGGGGCAGTGATGCTGCTTATGCTTTAGTGACTATAAACAACTTCCCGAAGACTATGGACTTAGACCTGAATGTAAAGGATTTCTATACGGGCAATCATCGTTTCCGGTATGGATTCACACCTACACCCGGTACGACAAATAGTGAGAAAGATATTCTGATCAGAGGTTTTCATGGCCTATATGATGTGCGGGAGATTCATGTTGCCAAACCCGGACTGATCTCCGGACTATTGGTGGATGACGTGATTGACGGTCCGTTGTTACTGAACGGAGTGTTTGTGAATATCACAGATCCAATACAAGCAACAGTCAATACGAATTACCGATATCGTTCGAACTATTCGTTTGTCAGCCTGGGGCTAAAATCGTATGCACAGCAGAGCGACGGAAACCATTCGCTGACACTCTCTGTACAGTTGAAGAATATTGCTAACCTGGATGGTATCTTGGGAGGAATTCCTGTGCTCGGTCCTGTGTTGAATGGAACCGTTAGATTATTGATTGGCAATATAACGGTTACCGTTCCGGTGAATCTTCCTTTGCTTGGAACCGATAACCTGACGCTGTCCGGTAGCTGGAGTACACCACCGGTGCAGTATTAAAAAATAAAAGGGGTACGGCCACTTACTATAGTACGGCTGCCCCCTTTTTAGTTCAGAGATTATAGCATTAATTCCTCCGTTTTTATGAATATTCAGTTTTTATTTATAATTAATATAATTGAATATCATTGGAGAAAAAAATATTGGTATTGGCTAGAAGTCATTACCATATACATTAGAATAGCCGATATGCCAACAAAAGTTTGGCTCTTTTTCGACTTGTGGCTTTTCGTAAAATTTTAAATCATAAGATGAAAGATACAAGCCTGTACCTATGTTTTTTAGCATAAAGTCGGATGCGTTATTTTCAGGAACGCATACTTGCCATAATTGGCTATTATCGTTTTTGAATACTGAGTAGTTTCCAGATGAGTCTAAATAATATTCATTATTTCTATCTACCATAGATTGGATTCTATAATAACCTTTACTTTTGATGAATTTTATAAGTCCTCTACTAATAGAACCACCCTGTATGGGATATAGTTCGGGGCGTTTCACTTCTTTATTACTCACATCCATAACAGTTAATATTGCTGTGGAGTTAATTACATTATTTTTTCTTGAACTTAGGACAATCTCCTGGGCAGGTAATGATAATAGAGCTGCTTCAATATCAATTCTTGCAATTGGATCCTCAATGAAATCACTTAATAAGTACATTTGTGAATCTGGATTTCCAATTCCAATTAAAGACTCTGAATTTTGGCTTACACTATTTATCCATCCTGTGTAATCTATAGATACGTTATCTAAGACACCATCTGGACTTTGACTAATAATGGCGCTTGAATTAACAGTACCACCTTGTGTCTTTATATATACATTGACTTGTTTGAAACTTTTAAATAGAGTCCTATCATACTTCGTACCAGCTTTAACTGATGAAAGCAAAAAGTTCGATTTTGCTTTAAATTCCTGTTCATTGAATTGGTCAGTACTTTCATATTTGCCTGTGTAGAAAGCTGAGAAATTACCACCTAATAATATATCCGTCATAACATGTGTACCATATTTTTGGATAATTTCTTGTCCCGATAGTTCTTTTAAATCTGCAAGGAACTCATCTGACAGAAAATATTTTAGTCTTGATGGCGAGGTATATGGAAGGGTCAGTCTTCTGGTTGTTTTTAAGGCATCAACTTTATAGAAGGAGTTTAAATTATTGCTAGTACTATTTTGATTAATTGTTGCCTCTAAATCAAGAGAAAAAACTTTTAGTATTTTAGTTCCTATTTTAGATTTTCAACGGTTTGACACAACCATTTGAGGAATAAACATTTAGCGAATTATTTGAGAAGTGGCGGTAACGAGTTGGCAACCGTGCGAATTTCAGCGTTTTGTGGGGTTATGCTGTCAAATAACTCTTTGCAGATACAAAAGTAGCCATTTTTTTTGATTCAGCAAAAAAATGGCTACTTTTAAACCTTGAGAATCAAAACAAAACTATAAAGTAGTTTGTGAGAAATCTAAATCGTAACGGACTCCTCCATCTTTTTCTTTAGAAAAATTGCCGATGCAGATAAGTTCAGGAATGTCAACAGTCCAAAAAGCAACAGAAATTGTGGATTGAGAGGAAACGTCTATTGTTTTCAACAGTTTATCAGCCTCTTTTTTGCATAACAATTTTAATTCCTCAAAACTGTTAGTTGTTTTCCCACACTTAATGGAAAGTTCTTGATTTGAATTATTCATTTTCATTGTTATTGTTTTTATAAGTCTTCGCCATTTGCACGATTGTATTCATTATCGTAGAACATTGTAATATAATATTTCCCATAATAGTCAGATATCATAAACCAAACAGGTCTTTTTGAATAACTTTCCATTACATATTCCATAGAGAGTTTGATAATTTCAGATCGAATTTCTTCAGTTGGATTTTCTAATTGTTCTTCCGTATATTTAGACAATAAGATAGACTGTAATTTTTCTTTAATGGCAATAGTATCTGTTGCTGCTGACTGTTGATAAAAAACAGCTTCATAACGTTTCTTATGAACGGTTATTTCATAGGAGATGTTTTCATCTTCGGGTATTGTGTAATCTTGTAAAGATATATACTTAGGATTATTTGCAAATTGCTCACAAAGCCTATTAAACCTTATTTGAATGGCACGTTCATCAACATTATTGGCATCAGCTACCATAATACGGCAAACTTTATTATTGTTAGTTACGACAAAAACATTAACCTTTGCGCCATTAAATTCTCCAACCAAAGCATCTGTCGTAGGGTCATTCCGATAACCTTTTTCTTTCAGTTTACGTATCATCTCAGTCTTACTCCCATCAATAGGAATTCCAAGGAATTGGGTAACATCTTGTTGCGCATGTACAATTATTGAAAACGTAAGCAACATTGTAATTGATAGTAATTTTTTCATATTACCAAGTTTTTTTTTGTTCCCCAGTTGCCATGAGAACCTTTATTAAATCACGGAAGCGTGGAACTGCAATATATGATATTATGGAAGTCGAATAAAGGCCAAAATGAAAAAAAGAGCTAAACAAGTGCAAATATAATCATTGATATACTGTATTTTATGTGGTATCAGATTCGGGAACGACTTTTTAATTTGTTTTAATCCGTTGCAGGTTTCTTCGGGATATATGGGAACATATACGGGAATTTGTTTACCTTTGCGGTGTGAATCAAAAAGCGATGCCGATGAAAGTTTCCGTCTATCTGAAAAAATGCTCCCCAGAGACCTCGAACATATGTTTCCGGGTCAGGGAGAAGAGCGTGGACATAAAGGTGGTCTCTCCTCTTGAGGTGCAGGACAGGTACTGGGATTCCGACACCCTCAGTTACAGGCGCACGACGGCTGTCCCTGCCGCCGAGCAGAAACGCCTGCCCGGACAGATCGCCGCCATCATCGAGCGGGCGGAGAAGACCTTTTCGGACAAGGCGGACGGCAGGTGGATGAGGCAGGTCATCGAAGATGTGCTGTACCCGGCCCGTGCTTTCGAGCGTAACCACCCGAACCTGCTCGCCCGCGTCCACGAGTATCTGGAGAAGTTCGACGGCGCGGAAAGGACCAGGGAGCACATCATACGCTTCGAGCGCAGGATGTCGCGCTACCACGACTACCGGCGGGAGATACTGGGCGAGACGGACTTCACCCTCTTCGTGGAGACCGTCACGTTGGAGCAGATGAACGATTTCAGGGATTATGTCGTAAACGAATACAGGCTGCGGCAGGAACATCCCGACTTCTATGCTCCCCGCATGCTCATCAACCGCAAGCCGAGGCCGCTTTCCGGTACGACCGTCATCAACATTATGAACCTGTTCTGCACTTTCCTGCACTGGTGCAAGAAGATGAAGTATTCCGACAACGAGGTCTATGCCCTCTACGGCTGCAAGGAACCGACTTACGGCGACCCGTTCTTCCTCACTTCGGAAGAGAGGAACATCCTGTATGACGCTGATTTGAGCGACTGCCCGAAGCTGGCCGTCATACGGGACATCTTCGTGTTTCACTGCTATGTCGGCTGCCGCGTGGGTGACCTTTACAGGCTCACGAGAGCCAACATCAAGGACGGATTCCTGGAATACATGCCGCAGAAGACGAAGAAGTGCCAGGCGAAGACCGTCAGAGTGCCGCTGCACGAGAAGGCGTTGAAGATACAGGAACGTTACGATGCCAATGCCGACAGGCTGTTCCCGTTCAAACAGATACACACCTACAACCTCGGCATACGGGAGCTGCTGAAGCGTTGCGGCATAGACAGGATGGTGACCATACTCGACACGCACGGCTACAACACCGTGCAGAAGCCCCTGTACGAGGTGGCCACCAGCCATACGGCACGCAAGACCTTCGTGGGCAACCTTTACAGGCAGGTGCCCGACCCAAACCTCATCGCCTCCATGTCGGGACACGTGGAGGGCAGCAGGGCGTTCAACCGCTACCGCATGATAGACGATGACATGAAGCGAAGGCTTGTGGACATGATAGATTAGACAGAAAGGAGGACATACATATGAAAGTGACTGCATTCATCCGAAAGACCGCCGCCAAGAACAACATAACAGACCAGGCACGGGTCTATTTCCGTGTCCGGGACATCGGCGGCGTGGACATCAAGGCTGCGAGCGAGCTGTCCATCAACCCCAACCACTGGAGCCCGGAACGGCAGGGCTACAAGCCCCGCGTGGCCCTGGTGTCGGAGGAAAAGAAGATGGGCTTCGACAAGGACGTGCAGCAGATCACCCATCTCATCACGAAAGAGTACCACCGGGGAGTGGACGGTAGCTGGCTCAAAAGCCTGATAGAGGAATACCACCATCCCGGCATCAACGCGAGGGGCGGCAACAAGGCCGACGAGTACCTGCTCTCGTACCAGATACGGAAATACGTCGAGGAAACACCGCTTGCGGATGAAAGCCGGAAACACCATCTCGACAATCTCAACAAGGTGCTGCGCTACGAGCGTTTCCGCCACGAAGTGCTACACCAGAGGGGGTTCCACCTGTGCATCGACACCGTCACGGCGGACGACATCAGGGACTTCAAGTTGTGGATGCAGGAGGAACACAAGTACGTGGACATGTACCCCGTATTCTACCGGAATGAGGTACGCCGCAACGTCGAACAGAAGCGTTCCGAGAACAGCATGTCGGGCTCCCTCTACCGCATCCGCACCGTCATCAAGTGGTGCGTCAAGCGCGGGCTGACAAGGAACAATCCCTTTGACCAGTACCAGATTGCCCGGCCGATGTACGGCGACCCGTTCTACCTGACGCTCGAAGAGCGGGACAAGGTGTACTATGCCGACCTGATCGGCATGGGGGCAACCTATCCGGTCTATCGTGACATCTTCATGTTCCAGTGCCTGATAGGGTGCCGTGTCAGCGACCTGAACAGGCTGACCAAGGCAAACATCGTGGACGGCTTCGTGGAGTACATCCCGCAGAAGACGAAGATGGAACATGCCAATACAGTGCGCGTGCCGCTCAACCAGAAGGCGCTGGACATACTGGAACGCTACAAGGATCTGGAGGACGCCTTGCTCCCCCGGTTCTCGCACTTCGGCTATAACAAAAAGATAAAGGAGATACTCAAGTATGTGGGCATCGACCGCACGGTCATAGTCCTCGACCCGAAAACAAGGGAGGACGTGGCAAAACCCTTATACGAGGTGGCGACCACACATACCGCACGCAAGACATTCATCGGCAACCTGTACCGACAGGTCAAGGACCCGAACCTGATAGCCTCCATGTCGGGACATTCGGAAGGCAGCCGGGCTTTCGCGCGGTACCGCAAGATTGACGATGAGATGAAGAAGGAACTGGTAAACCTCTTGGACTGACAGTTCCCCTTTTCCACTTATCCTTTGATATCAACCTGTAATAATACAATATGGACGGGCAGAAACAGACATACGAACAGTTCAAGGCGGACATCCTCCAGTGGAAAGACGCGCACAGGGAGGAATACCGCCGCTTCGCGAAAATGATGGCGGACGGGAACGAAATGCAGTACCTTGCCGTCTGCCGCGCCATCTTCAAACAGCTGCCCGGAATCAGGCGGGAATGGCAACAGTCATGGTGTGACGACAGCACGGACGGCTTCAGGAACATAGGCCTCCACTTTAAGGAGAACGCGGTGCCTGGGCAAATCGTGAAACTGTACAGGAAACAGAGGGAAGAGGATGCTGCCCCGCCTCCGTCCACATTCTGGGGCAGGATGAAATACATTTTCAGACAGAGTCTGAGAAAACGCTGCGTAACCCTGTCCGCCCCTCTCGTGCTGAGCTGGCTGTACTACGGCAAGAGTTTCGAGGCGATGGTTGACATGGTCAGCAGGCAGGCGGGACATCCCAAGGCAGGGAACGCCGAAAGGATGGGCTGCTCCATTGTCGTCAGGCAGATTATCGAAGTGTCCATAAAGAACGGCTTCCGCACGCAAGAGGACTGGGACAGCCACTTTGCCATGAAAGACGCAATTGAAAAAGGCAGCATCGGCGAATGGGCTTTGCAGTCCGTAAAGGACGGGATGGGAGGCGGTGATACCGAAGGCAGCCCGACAGCAACGGACTCCGGCAGCGGTACGGTGCCACAGGCGCAGCGGACGGCCGGAAAGAAGAAGATACAGGAGCGGCCACTTGCGGATTATCTCAAGTGCGGAAACAGGGAGGAAGTCCTGCAATGCATCCGCCGTTTCGTTTCCATAAACACGAGCGCGGTCCACCAGGCACTGCCGTTCTATGTGCTGAAAGAACTGGGGCTGGTGGCCGGGATGCACGCCGCCAAGGAGTACAGTGTGGGGATGGCACTGCAGTTCCCCGACCTGCCATCTCTGAAAAGCGAGAGCGCCATACGGCAGGCGGTCGGCTTCCTGAAGACGGCAAAGCATATCATCAAGGACGGGAAAGACCAGATGGCTCCTCTTATCGAGAGTGACGAGAACAGAGAACTGTACCGGACACTGGCGGCAGAAATCAAGAAAATCACCGCCGATGATGAAACGGAAACTACTACCGGATAAGGCAAAATGAACCGTTTTACATGGTCATGCAGACTTGAATTGTCATGACAATTTAAGACAAGACCTTATATATCAATCCGTTTCAATTCCCATATACTTTTGCACCGTCAATCCTCTTCCCGGGGATAGGCGGTGCTTCTCTTTTACAAGCCATCGGAAGGGAGGCGTCAGGGAACTAATGCAGATGGTCATCACAAACTTCAAAATTGATATTTATGATCACCATAGAAAGTCTGGTCGAACAGGGCACGAACGTGAAACTGGAAGTCACGCCCGCCGACCTTAAGATGTTTGCCGAGTCCATCGTGCAGCGCACCATCATGGCACAGCAGGAGGAAAGGGACGCCGCCATGAAGCGTGAGGCGGAAGAGACTTGGCTCAATACGAAACAAGTCCGTGAGTTGTTGAATGTATGCGATGGCACACTCAACCTGTGGGCGAAGCGCGGCTACCTCGTCCCCGTCAAGGTGGGCAACAAGAACATGTACGCCAAGTCCGATGTCCGGCGTGTGCAGACGGGAGGGAAATCCGAGAGTGTGACATCCTATTGCAAGAAGAGAAATGGCTGACATAATACACACCCGACTTGAACTGTGCAACATGATCCGCATGGAGGCGGAACATACCGAAGACACCGGCTTCCCTTTGGAAGTGTTCCCGCAGACGGTTCAATCCGTCATCCTTGACATGGCCCGGTACGAAAACTACAAGACAGAGTTCATAGCGACAGCCATGATTTCGGCTGTATCTGCGGCATTGGGCGGCACCTACCGTATCCGCATCAAAGGCGAATGGCAGAGCAATGCCGCCCTCTACATCATCCTCGTGGGCAGGCCGGGACTGGGCAAGACACCGCCGCTGGAGGCGGCATACCGTCCCATACGGAAACACGACTATACCTTGTTTAAGGCGTATGAGTCGGAACTGGAGTCGTGGAAAGCTGCCGGGGAAAACGGGAAGAAGCCCGTGCTGCGGCGTACCGTCGTGTCCGACTTCACCCCCGAATCGCTCCTGCTGACGCACAGCAACAATCCCCGTAGCGTGGTCATCCTCGTGGACGAGATCATGGGGATGTTCAACTCCGCCAACCGCTATACCAACGGACAGCTCATAGAGCAGCTGCTCACGGCATGGAGCGGCGGGGCTCTGGATGTGACAAGGGTCGGCAACACTGTACCCGTACATATAGAACAGCCATGCATCAATATCGCCGGAACCACGCAGACCAAGCGTGTACACGAACTGCTCACGAAAGGCTTCGAGGAGAACGGACTGCTCGACCGTATCCTGTTCGTGCTGCCCAAATCCCGTGAAGTGTCAAAATGGACTGATTGGGATGATGGCGGGGAGGACAGGGCATCTCTGGCAGCGGCACGCTGGGAGCAGATACTTGGCAAGGTACTCGCTCTGGACTATGACACGGGAGAGGAAGAAAGGATATCCCATGTGCTGTCCATGGACAGGGAGGCAAAAGAGTATTTCTTCTCATGGTGGAACAGGAAAGTGGAACGCATCAACCGGATAGAGGACGATGCCGAGGTGGACAGCCGTGAGATGAAGCATCCGGCGCAGGTGGCACGGCTGGCCCTGCTCATGCAGGTGCTGCGGTATGCTTCCGGCGAGAGCCATCTGCAGTCTGTGGATATGGTATCGGTAAAAGCCGCTGTCCGGCTGAACGGCTATTTCGAGGACTCGTACCGCCGCATCCGTTCATTCGTGGCAGAGGACATGTGCGAGGAACCGCCCAAGGTACTGCTGTCATTGCTGCCGGACACGTTCGACACGAAAACGGCCATCGCTACAGGCAGGGAACAGCAGAATGTCAGCGAGCGCACGGTGATGAACTACCTCAGGGAACTGTGCAGGAGCGGGCTACTGCGGAAGTCCAAGGCCGGGCATTACAAAAAAGTCATATATGATAAATCTGGTAAATCTAATGAAAACGATAATGAACCGCCAACCCGAAACTGCAACGGATGACCCCTTGTTGCAGCCTGCAGTCTTTGCAGTTTTGCAGTCTCGGAGTACCGGAAAGGTAAAATTCCTGCAAGACTGCAAGAACTGCAAACTGCAAATGGCGGTTTTCATTTGCAGGAATCCACAAAAGAGAGCATCATGAACGGATACAGATTCCATCTTCAGAAATACCGTCCGGGCAGCAAGACAGCTTGTCCGGAGTGCGGCAGGAAGTCCTGCTTTACCCGTTATATCGACGAGGCGGGAGAGATTTCCTTCCCTGACAACGTTGGTATCTGTGACCATATCAACAGTTGCGGCTACCACTATACTCCGAAAGAATACTTCCGGGATAATCCGACTGTCAAAGAAAAATTGAATGAGCAGGAAAGGAACGGCGGCACACCGATAGTTGCAAAAGCGTTGGCAAAGCCACAGCCCGAACAGAAGCCACAGATATCCTTTCTTCCCTCTGATTGGGTGGAGCAGTCCATGCGCAGGTACGACATCAACCCCTTATACCGCTACTTCACCAAAGTGGCCGGCAAGGAGGATACGGACAGGCTGTTCCGCCTCTACAGGGTCGGCACGTCAAGGATGTGGAACGGGGCGGCCGTATTCTGGCAGACAGACCGGGACGGCAATGTGCGTGCGGGCAAGATTATGGGCTATGACGCTGAAACGGGACACCGGGTTAAGGAGCCTTTCAACCAAGTCAGCTGGGTACATTCAGTAAGGAAGCTACCAGACTTCAGGATGAAGCAGTGCCTGTTCGGTGAACATCTGCTGTCGGACAACTCCGCCGCCATGTCCGCCAAACCTGTAGCCATTGTCGAGAGCGAGAAGACGGCACTGGTCGCCGCCCATTTCATTCCCGATTTCATCTGGCTTGCCACCGGAGGGATACACGGGTGCTTCAACGGCGAAGCCATGCAGGTATTGGACGGTCGGGAGGTGATTCTTTTCCCCGACCTTAAGGCAACGGAGGAATGGAGGCAACGGCTGCCGATGCTGGAATCCGTATGCAGGCGTGCCACATGTTCCGACCTGCTGGAAAGGATAGCGACCAATGAACAACGCAGTCTGGGACTGGACATCGCCGACTTCCTGCTGATGGAGGACACGCCGCAGATGATCCTTCAACAGATGATAGAACGCAACCCCGTACTGCAGACCTTCATTGACACCTTCGGACTCGAACTGGTGGATGCAGGGAGAGCGGAATGACGGAAAGGCATCGGACAGCTTGCTGTCCCAAGGGGAAAGGGGGTGTAAAATCCCGTAGCTTATTAGGGCATTTCCACCGCCTCCGCTCCGCGTCCGGCAGTCAAAAAGCCCATAAGCTGAGGGACACCCCTCAGGCTCCCCGGTATGCCTCCGGCTGTATGACGGGATTTTACAACAGAAATGACAACCATTAAAACGAACAGATATGAGCAATACACAATATGCGGTCTGCCACCTGCAGCGTGGCAGCGGTAATGACAGCGGAATGTCATGTCATATAGAAAGAAAGGATGCCAAGGGAAAGATTTATGTGCCGGGCAATGCCAATGCGGACCGGACACATCTCAACTGCGAGCTGGTCAGGTTCCCTGAAGGAGTGTCCAACCGCACCGAGGCGATACAGCACCGCATCGACACGGCCGGGCTGCGCCGCAAGGTTGGCAAAAACCAGACAAAAGCCATCCGTATCATCCTGTCCGGGACTCATGAGCAGATGATGAAAATTGCCAATGACGGCAAACTGGACAGTTGGATCGACGCCAATCTCAAATGGCTAAAGGAGACCTTCGGCGAAGAGAACCTTGTGTCGTGCGTACTGCACATGGACGAGAAAACTCCCCACTTGCACGCCACCATCGTTCCCATTGTGACCGGAGAACGTCTCCGCAGGAAACGGGAGGGCGAAAAGAAATATGAAACGAAATCCGGCCCACGACTGTCGGCGGACGATGTGATGCGGCGTACCCGGCTGCACGAATACCAGAACAGCTACGCTGCGGCCATGAAGCCGTTCGGGTTACAGCGTGGAATTGTAGGCTCCACCGCCAAACATCAGGCTAACTCGGAATACTACAGGCAGCAGGTAATCCAATATGAAGAGGACATAGCCAAGTTGCAGGCCGATGTGGAGAAAGCGCAGGAGGGCAGGAATACCATTCTTGCGTGGTTCGGCAAGGGAGACCTTGCCAAGGCAAAGAAGGAACTGGCTGACAAGGATAGGCTGATTGCCGAACTCAATAAACAGATTAAGGCTCTTCAGGCAGAAAAGGCACGGTTGCAGGAGCAACATAAATCTGGAATCGAAAAGCTGCGGAACGGCTACCAGAAAGAGATAGACGCAGCCATCCGCAGGGCGGAAACCACCGAGCGACAGTCAGAAGAGAAAGATGCCGTCATAGACAGGCAGCGGAAACAGATAGACCTACTTGACCGCAAGGCAAATCCTCAGCGTTACAGCCTGTCATCCGGTGCCGAGCTTGTCCGAATCAACGTGTCCAACTACCGGAATCCGTCGCTCCACATCTGGACACGGGTTGGAGAGGAACTTTTTGAGGACACAAAATTCCAGATAGACTATGATGTGGCCCAAAGACATTTCAACGGGCAAATCACGGACGAGGAATTTGTCAATGCCGTATTCGAGCCGCAGGAACAGGTAAATGGAAAACAGGCTGAGCTATTGGGGGTAGCTTTCACTCTTGCAGCCGGTGGCCCGGCACAGGCTCATGTCGGTACTGGTGGCGGTGGCTCATCCTCTGAGCTGCCTTGGAGTGAACAGAAAAAGAAAAATCCGCAACGAGGCAGATAAAATGATGTGACAATAAAACAGCGTCATACTTTCGTATTTGACGCTGTTCATCTTTTACCAAGTGATAACCTTATCAACAATCTCCTGTTGTTCGGCACTGCTGCGCCGCAGATAGATACGGGTAGTTTCTATACTTTCGTGTCCCATCAAATCGGCAAGCAAGGAAATATCATTAAACCTGTCCAGAAAGTTCTTAGCAAACCTGTGACGGAACGAGTGCGGATAGACCACTTTTTCGTTCATACCGTATTTCCGCGCATAATTTTTCAGTTGTTGGGCGATGCCTCTTGTGGTGAGACGCTGTCCGTATTGGTTAAGGAAAACATAGCCGCTGGATCGGCTTTGTTCTGACAGCCATTTGGTGGCTTCAGTGCTCAGTTGTTTCGGAATGTAGATACGACGTACCTTACCCCCTTTTGTGTAGATGTCAAAATATCCTACCCGGATATGCTCTGCTTTCAAATGTATCAGTTCGCTTATCCTTGCCCCGGTAGCGGCAAGAAAGCGTACGGCAAAATACCATGTCCGGTTTTTCTCCGTTCCTAAGTGGCTTTTAAGAAATTCGTAATCAGCATTGCTGATTATGTTTTCAAGATAAGTGCGTTGCTGTTCCTTTATGGTTTTCATGCGTAGCCGTGACTTGCCTATATATCCCAAATACTTGTTCAATCCCAATATGCGGAGGTTAACTGTCTTTGGCTTAAAGTTGTCTGTCAGATGGTTTTTATAAGCTATGAGATTCCGCTTGTTCAGCTCTTTATAACGGGTAAAATAATCTTTTACGGCATACAGGTACGCTGTAGCGGTGTTCTGGGCTAAATTTCCCTGTTTTAGGAATGATTCAAAATCAGTTGTATCCATATTGGTTCTAATTATTAGTAAAACATAAGTTGTCTGTACTAATAAGATAGCCCTAGTAGTTCCGACAGACGCCATTATAGGAAATCCGCCGTATCAAGAGGAAGGAATAAGCACCCGTAAAGCCCCTATCTATCACCTGTTTTACGACCTTTCTTTCCGCCTGTCGGATAAAGTGTCATTGATAACTCCAGGCCGTTTTTTATTCAGGGCAGGACAAACTCCCAAAGAATGGATGGATAAGATTTTAGCTGACAAACATTTTAAGGTGGTGGATTATTTTCAGAAGTCGATAGATGTATTTCCGTCTGTCGACATAAAAGGCGGTGTGGTAATTACTTATCGTGATGCTAAAACTGAATTTGAACCAATCGGATTCTTCTCTGAATATGAAGAATTAAAAAGCATATTACAAAAAGTGTTATCACATCAGGGATTTGTCAAAAATGAATTCAGCAATCTCATATCTTCTCAAGGCCTTTATAAATTCTCAGAGGTGGCATTTAATGAACATCCTGAAATTTACGAAGTCCAAGGAAATGGAACTGCAGCAAAAATAACCTCAAATGCATTTGAACATCTTCCTCATATATTCCATGAAGAAGAGCCAGATAATCCCGATGTTTTCATCCGTATTTTGGGACGGTCAAAAAATCAGCGTGTCTATAAATGGATTGAAAAACGATATACTTTACCGACTGATGGATATTGTGAATCCTATAATGTTCTCGTCCCCGAAGCCAACGGAACAGGAGCAATCGGCGAAGTACTCAGCACGCCGGTAATCGGCGTGCCGGTAATCGGCGTGCCGGTAATCGGGCACACCGACACCTTCCTGAGCATCGGCAAGTTTACCGATGCCCAGCAAGCTGATCGGTGTCTCAAATACGTCAAGACAAAATTTACCAGATGTTTGTTAGGGACATTGAAAGCCACGCAGCATAATCCCCGCGAGACTTGGGCAAATGTACCGATGCAGGACTTCACATCAGGAAGTGATATAAATTGGGACGTGCCTATACCTGAAATAGACAGGCAGCTGTACTCCAAATACTGGCTCTCGGACGAGGAAATCCAGTTTATTGAGCAGAATATCAAATCAATGGCATAAAGATGATTACTCCATCGGCTTTATCATTCTTTCGATAAAGCCGATTTCTTCATCATTCAAACCGTATTTTCGATAAAGCTGACGGTCAATGTTTTCTATCGGTTTACTCCAGTCAATGTCGCTTGAATCGGTAAAATCTTGTAGCGGAACAAATCTAAAACTCTCTTTTCGAATATCCATAGTAGGCAGAGCTTGCAACAGTAAGAAACGAGATACTTTTGTACATAAATATTTGTACAGATTATAGGCTTCAAATTCTGTGTCAAATTTTCCCATCGCGATATATGACTCCGTACAAACTTCACCTGGTAAAATAATTTTGGTTGTAGCGAGAACTTTTACCTGACCGTTTTCATCACTTTCGCCCAAATGTCCTGATAAGGCTTTACCAGTTATGACATTGTATTTGTCTATATAATCTAAGCTGACAGGAATCTCTTGTCTTGAAATGAAACCACATCCTCCGCTCGAATGCACCAATACATCTGTTTCATTTTGCTTGTTTTCAGTTCCTCGTATGTACGTCCTCAGTCCAAACGGCTTATATTGAGCTACTATTTTAGAAAGACTTTCAAAACCATTAGATGAAATGACTTCGTGTAATATAGCAACCGCTTCATTGTATCTTGGGAATATGTCATATTGAAGAAATTCATTTAATTGTCGCTTAGATTCAATTACTGTTCCGTCAAAGGCATTTATAAACAGAGCAATGTTGCTATTGTGAGTTTTTGACCATCTGAAAAAACATACTCCGCCACTGATATTTGCTGTAGGGAAAACCGACTTCGGATTAGGGAAATCTTTAATGTAGTCAATATGTGTCTCATTGAGCATCATTTTCCTAAAATCATCCAATCCTCTTCCGCCACCATACCATTTTGCTGGCATAATCATAGAGATATAGTGTGGGTGCATATCTTTTGCAGTGCATACAAATTTATTGTATATAGGTATTGCAGCTGCTCCATTTCCACCTCCATCAACTACCTGATACGGCGGATTTCCTATAATGGCGTCTATAGTCATATGTTTGTTTTCGTTTACGCCCCAAAAATTCTTGCCGTCACGTAGCGTATTTACGACTAGGTCTGAATTCTGGGATATGTTTTCAATTAAATTTTTATAATATTCGGCATGTACTTTCGTATCGCGGAAGCCGACGAGAGTACGGCGAGTAATACTACGAGCCATAGGGGTCTTGCATACTACAAGAATATTCTGTTCAATGGTCAGATCCCATAACTGCATGGCAAAGGCATTACCTACTTCTCCATATTTTTCTTTGGCCGCTTCCAAACGATTACGGTAAATGTTATAAGCAGCGAGCAATGGATAAAGACCGCTCTTCGAGTTGATTTCCATAATCAGGCTGTCCGCTCTGAATACAGAATGCGTCACCTCCCCCTTGTCCACAAAGCGCGGTGTTTCCAATGGTTGCTTAAACTCTTCATCCATAAAGCACCAACCTCCGAGGCAATCGCTTATGTGCATATTGACTACACGCCACGGTGTCAAAACTGTTTCCTTGTCAGGATTGCGGAATGTGTTGAATATACCAGCTATACGTTCAATGCGCTGCTCTATGGTGAACTTGTCGGCAGCTCGAGTCATGGCACGGATGCGCTTCCCCGCTTCACGAAACACATCAGGCTCGTAGAAGCGCTTGAACTTGGCAAAGATGGCTTTGGTTACATCCTTTGGCATGAATTCTGTCCAAGAAGTATCGTCCACAAGATTGGCAAAGTTGTCAATGGTTATCTCTTCATCTTCGTCTTTCAGTTCTGCTCCGAAGATAAGCAGCGGCATACGAATAGAAATACCGCGTAGAATAGAAATGGCATCCTTACGCTGGTTATGTCGGTTCTTTAATTCGTCCAACCTGGCTTGCTCCTCTGGAGTGCGTTCACGTTTCGGCTTCTTTTCTAGTTTTTCTTTTTCCGCATACTCCTCATTTGTAAAGCCTTGCTTGTTAACATCAATATCACCAGACTTAGGCATGGCCTTGGTCTTACCGATGATTCCTTTCAGATTCTTGAAGTCTGCAAGATCCACATCCGTAAGTTTGAGTAACTCATCATTGTACAATGCCCCATCTTCGAAGCCACATTGCACCACCTTTTCTATCTGAGCTTTCTTGAGTTGCCCCATCATCTTGTTTACATCATATGGCTTCATTTGCGAGCCTTCAATGGATATGATAGGACAAAAATTCAGAAAATCACCTAAAATATTGCGGTCTTCTTCCGTTGCCTTTCCTGCCTTGGCTGAGACTTTGGCAACTTCAGCCAACATCCGTAAGGTACGGTCTGGTGCAAAGTCGAAAGCATAGCATTGCTCCTTCATACGTCCTTTATATATAAACGGTGTCTGCACACGGAATATGGTCTGCATATAACCTGCTGCAGATGTACTATATGACCCTGCCATCATGAATACAGCTGTCCACGGCTTTATGCTCACACCCGTCGTCAGTCGTCCGCAGGACAGGGTGATAGTGAATGTCTTGTCAGGATTCTTGCCAATGGCTGTATTTACCATTTGCAAAGCGTCTGCATTTTCTTCGTCTTCATCACCGTTGCCGGCCACATTGACAATCTCGAAGCAGCCGAATATAGGATGTGCTTTCAGTTTTGCACTCAATGCACGGGCAGCCTTGACACCCGGGACCACCCAAAGCGTATGACGAAATATACTACGATACCGGTCGTTGGAATAAGGATAAAGACTTTCCTTGTCCTCCTTGCACAACAACGACAAAAAATTATCAACATCATTTTCGTGAATGAATGTCCCGTCATCCTTTGTACGGAAGAACTCTCGAAAGTTGAAAGCCTTTTCATCTTCGGAATAATCATTCATCAACGCTCCGAGGTCGTAGGTGTAGATATTGATGGCCGGAAGAGAAGCATACGGATTAGGGTCGCCCATGTGCAACAAGTCCCATTCTGTTTTGGCGCGTTGCTCCATAGTGTAATCCCATGTGTACGTTTCCTCTTCTGTGTAATCATCAAGCAGATTGAATGGCGTCCCTGAAAGCTTAAGCACTTTCGTGTTTACCTTGGTCAGCTCCTTAATAACAGCCTCTCCCAATTCTGTACGTGTTCCTTCGTGGGCTTCATCCACAATCAGAAAATCCCATTCGGTGGAGAACACTTCATTGTTCTTGTCAAATTTTCCACCGACCAATTGGGCGCCACGCATGTCCTGCATGGAGGCAAAATAGACATACTTGCCTCCTTTTTTCGCCAGCCGTTCAAGGGAATCGAAATCTTCTCCTTTTGTGCGGGAACCATAATGATAGTCGGTACGGTCGTAAAATATCTTACCGAAATCCTCAAACCAGCCCTCATCAACTACGGGACGGTGAGTAAGGATAATGGTGCGTCGCATATCTAAATCCCTTGCCACACGCAGGGCGCATAAGGTCTTGCCGAAACGCATTTTTGCATTCCAAAGCATTTGTGAGCCTTTCTTGAACTGCTTTTTTGTCTTGTCAATAGCAGCCTGCTGCTCTGGACGGAAGATTATAGGAGTTTGAGTATGGCTGATGTCACTTGCATTCAGACTGTTCTGTCCATTCTTAACTGCATGTATCGCTTTCTTGACTGTTTCAAGGTCGCAGCAGAACCATTCATTCGCCCCTTTCACAGTATCAAACGTCTTTTTCTTAACACCTGAACGCTCCAATACGCTGTGTACCTGCTTATCGTTGAAGGAGCTAATTGTTCCACCTTTGAAAAATACGGTCATTTCCGTATGGAGCAGGGTATAGGCAATACCTGCCGTCTTCGTATATTGGTCAATACGATCACATGCAGCTTTGTTAAGTATCTCACTGTTGGGCAAAGGAAAGTTCCCGTCATCCTCCTCCAATGTTGTTTCACCCACTTTCAGACAGTCCTTATGCCATTCGTCGGAAATGGCAAAGACATATATCAGTCTGGATTTTAAGCTGGTTTCAAATGTTGCCATATCATACAACTTTTATTTTATCAGGTCTATAAACCTTATCTTTCTGTTATTCTCTCCCGTTTTGGGGTCTTTCAATCCCCAGTCCCTTATTAGGCAGTAAATCCCGTTATGGTTTCTGAATCCTCCATCACGACATCCTAAACAATATTCAACATTTTCAGTCGCTCCGAATAAGTCTCGCGTCATGACTTTTACACCATTCTTGCAACTGTCCGGAACAACTCCTTTAAGTCCGTCCATTTGCCACACATTCCAGGAAATGATATAGGCTATATAAAGCAGGGACTTTGCCAACGGCATTTTTCCAAATTTTGCATAATAATATTCTACAAAGGAGACCAACAGAGCCTCACGAGCCAAAAGTAAATTATCACCCTGCCATTCGTAGGCATATATGTTTTTATAGGCTTCCTGCGCCATATCAAGCCATTCACCACTTGTTCCGGTGTTTTCACTGACTACACGCAGTTTCCGGTCGAGCATTCCGATGCGTTGATTCAATTCTATCGGAAGCCCGGTCGTAGTATCATAACGACTGACGAGGTAAGGGGCTTCACCGCAAGTGATTTCCATCCTTGTCGCCCGGACATATGACTTCCATGTCTTGTTATTCGGGAAAGTAATTCTGTCGGGATTGGCCATCCATGTATGCTGCGTATCGTCAACGGTGTTGAATGCATCTTTCCTTCCGAACCAAGCCTCGTCCACAAGATTGTTTTGGGCATTACAAACCCATGACGGAGTAAATACCTCTGCCATTTCCTTTGTCCGTTCCGTCTGTTCGTCCTTGCTCTTCAAGGCACGCGGTCGTATCACCATCCCGTTTTTGCCAATAATATGCCCAACTGTTATGGCATCACTATACTGAAATCCATCTCCCCTATGTGCATACGAATCCGTTGCCCAAAAGATATTCCGTCCTGTCGTATGGTCTTTGAGTAACGTTTCCAGTACTTCCGGATAAAGATTAAAAATCTCTGTTTCGTTTATATCAACATTTATTCTATCCATACCGTCAACGATAATTTTTCCATACCAATGTCCTAAATCTGCTTTGCAACTCACTCAATCGTTCCATAATCTCATCGAAAGAAGGTGCATTGGCATAGATGAAGCCGATTTGCATCTGCTTATAGTCGTCACGCAAAACATCTTCGATGCTTTCAGGAGGCAGGAACGATATTGTGTGTGGAAGATGACTCGTATAGTCCAATCCACTCCAAGCCGTGAACTTTTTACGATGAGTCACAATGTCCTCGTATAATTGTACATCCTGCATTGCTTCCATAGCAAACGATTTATCCATCATCTTTACAATGTCATACATGTGTCGTGTGATACGTTCGATATGTGTACAGCCATTGGGACGGTTAAACTCTTCATGCAAAAGAAAAACCTTTTCCAGGAATGTCCGTCCTGGCACTACTGTGGGGACTGTAAATATCGGCAATGAAAAATCTTCATCCGGATAGGCATCTTCTATCATAGAACGCATTTCTATCTGTTCCGACGGTTCCATGAGAGAACGACAACTTATCTCAACTTTGACTCGCTCCGGTATATATTGCATTTTCGTTTGCAGCACTGAATTATACTCGACAAATAGGACTACAGGGTCAAGGTCGCTGACAGATGTCTCCGGTACTATGACTTTACAACACTCTGAAAGACCATACTCTTTTAATCTGTTCTCTACGTCAAGCGCAAAAGTGCCATCTATGAACTTCTTGGAGTCTTTCCGCAACTTAGTCCGTTGACTTTTAGTCTCAATATTTGTGAAACCGAGATATTGGGGATCTATTGCAAGGTCAATATCTTCCGAAAACCGTTCTATTAATCCCCAACCTTTGCTAAGGCTTGTTCCTCCCTTGAAAACAAAAGCTGCTGCATACGGCAAAGAAAATATGGCACGCAACACCATACTGACCCAGTAGTCCTTTTCTACGGCATTGTCCACAATCCCTTTCTCTTCGGCTACATTAGCCAAAATGGTAAGTTGTTCTTCTTTTGTAAGCTTAGTAAAATTCATAATGCAAGTCTTTGTTTAATCCATTGCGGGGCAATGCTGTAATCGTATTTGATTTCATCAGGACTACCATATTTTTCAATGGCTTGTTTTATGATTGCAACCTGTTCATCTGTCACGTTATCTTTCCCTAATTCTTTCATGGCAGCGACTATAAGTGGAAACAAGTCTGTCTTGTAGGCAAAATTGCGAGGTGCGCTGCGCTTGAATATGATTTTACGGTTCCCGATAGTAAGTTCCCTTGCTGTGGCATCTGTCAAATAGACTGCATTCATCGTGACCTGTGTGGAAAGTCCCAATTTGTTCAATGCTGTCAATCCACTAGGTATAATACGAGCCTTATCCTTTTCCGCTATGGCGTATGCGATATCTTCTATAGAGGGACGAAGTACACCGAACTTATTCTGTAATGGATATAAATATAGACCTTGAGAAAGACGAATGAGCACACCCTCTTTCTCTAATCGGGAAAGCGCACGAGTAACTAGCCCGTCATTATTCAGATGGGCAAAATCGCTCACCATATAAAGCCTGTTCGGTCCGTTTCGGTTTATAATGTTTCGTATTTCCTTCGTCAGTATCGTCTTCATATCCACAATGATTCTAGTTGCAAAGATACGATATTACTCTTGATGTAGCAATAAAATGTCCGAAATTCTTAAAGAAAATCGGACATTATAGAATGTACTAGCAATGCGTACAACAGAATCTATTAATTAGGATTTAAAATATGGTTATTAGAAATTACAATCAATTGTTTACAACATCGTGTAAGAGCAACATATAAGTGCCTTTTGTCATTAAAACGATGCGCATTTAAAACAACAACCGTATCAAACTCAAGGCCTTTAGTAAGCAATGTTGTACCTATTACTTTGCCTTGAATTTTACGGCCTTTTCTTCTCAATATATTGCGATTGCGCTCTATTGATTCTGCTGCAGAAACGCCAAGACGATCTGCATCTCGGAGGGCATTGCATATATCATGTAAAAAATCCTTTCGATACACTTTCATATCAGGAATGTTTTCAATGGCCTCAATTAGAGAGGCAATGTTAGTATATGATTTCTTTTCCTTTAAGTCTGTAATAATAGTTTCCAAAGAGCTTCGGATCAATTGGTCTGCAACTAATCTTTTGCTTTTTAATTGACCTGTATTTTTGAACCAAACATTAATTTTTGTTTTTGACCCAATTGTGCGCATCAAATTAACTATACTCTCAATTAGAGAACATCCATTTAATTTATCAAACGATATACAGCTCGAATAAAAAATGTTATCATCTATCGACTCTATCATTTTTAACTGGGGGAACTGTTGAATGAACTTTTTCCGAGGCTCTACAGATTCACTTGTCGGGTGTATCAGTAAAACACTATTATCACGCAAGGCATTATATATTTCATTTTTGTATAATGACCGTGAAATAGCATAATCATTTTCTGGAGCAATAACAACTTTGATTTCATGATAGTCATGTAAATCAAGTGTATTTGTGGATAGAAGTTTACTGCGTATCGACAAAAGATCTTGTCCTAAAGCAATTCTTCCTGCATTATTCCACCTCCACGGTATTTCCAATGATTGACAATTGTCGTTAAACAACTTAAATGATTCCTCGGAAAAATCCACAATATGCTCTCTTCCAAAGTCAAATATGCCTTGCAGGGGGTCGCCTAATATATGTGTATGAAGTATAGTAGATAAAGACATTATCATTTGGTGTTGACCCACTGTACAATCTTGGTATTCATCGACTATAAGATGATCATATTTTATAGCCAAATACTTTTTTATGGGTAGTGCTTTCAGTATTTTTGTCGCATGCTCTATGGCAAAATGAAATAAGGAGCCTGCATCAGACAATGACGGTATCTCATCTTTATTAAGATGGTAAGCCTTGACCAAATTCAGTGCAAAACCACAAATGGTTTCAAGCTGATATGTAGATGATGGAATATTCTTTAACCGGAATTTTTCTTTTAACGAAGCAATACCTGCATGTGTATGTGTCAAGACTAACACTCGCTTCTCCCCTCTATATGAAGCAATACATTCTGCAATGGTATATGTTTTACCAAAGCCTGCAGGGGCAATAACCATACTCTTATTTGCCGAAAGAAAGGTGTCTATATCCATATCTACTTATCAATCCAAGATGAAAGCATATCTATAATACTTTTAAGCCGACTACCATTTGCGAGTTTGGAATAATGAGTCAAAATACATTTTCCCATAAGTTCACCATATTCTTGTCTTTTATACCATTCCTTCTTTTTCGCTGCTTTACCAAGAGCTAATCTTAGTTCGGAACTTTCGTTTTCATACCAGTCTTTTGTTTGCTCCATTTTATTCTGCATAAAAGCATTTGTGCTATCAAAAATTATTGTCTCGGCTTCTTCAGCGGTCTTATATCCATCTTTTTCTATTTTATTAATTACAATCTGTATAAGTTCTTTGACGGCATTCCAAGGTGCATCGTTAAAAACCTGTTGTTCTATAGAATTATTTTCGTTGCAATCGATTACTTCTACTCCTGTTTGTTTGAATTGTTGTTTGCGGTCATTGACATCTTTACAATCAGAGTCGCATAACAATGCTGTTGGGTACAATAGACTATTAAACCCTGTTACATACCCAATCATCCCATTTCCTGTTCCATCTGCAAATCTTATTCCTTTACAAGCCGCAGATTCTTTATCTAAATCTATTCGAAACTGATTAATTGCACGACAAAAGCCAATTTCTGTTGCGCCTTCACACACTATAATTTTTCTTGCAAAAAAAGCCTCCGGATTCTTTCTAATACAACCTTGCATTTCTTCATCAACATGTTGTAAATGTGATACTCCTTTACGTAAAATATAAAGTGCAGTACAAGGAATTTCAACGATAACATTACTAGAATGAGTTGTAATGACTATTTGCTTATCAGTATATTTCGAAAGCCTATTAACAAGGTGCTGAACTCTATCTGGTTCCAGTCCTTGCTCGATCTCGTCAATTAAGATAACACCTGAAGGATGAGTTAAAGCTAATTGAATAGCAAGGGATAAAAGCCGTTTAGACCCTTTCCCTTTTAAACGGAACGGTATTCCATCTTCGTGAATGCTGACCTTGTTCTCGCTAATTGCTATATCTTTATGGTCAAGCATAGCTTTCATTTCATTTAAAGTTATTCCTAACTCACTGGCTACACTTTTGATTTTGTTTATCACATCTTCGAATTTGTTGCCGATATTTGCATCAAATGCATTTTTGGCTTCTCGAACTACATCTAAAACACGATTTTCATCATCAGCTATATGATTACCATTCAACTGTTGATAGAGACTATAAAGAGGATTTCCTTTGTTTAAAGAAAAATGACGATCTGTATATTCTGACACGGAGAAAACATTTAGTTTTCCTCTATCAGTCGCCTTTATTATAGAGGATTCCACACCATTATAGGAAACCACTTCCCAGGAAGGTTCCAAATCTTTTCTAATAGTAAGTCGTATAGTAAGAGCCGGCAAAGCATCATGCGCTTCTTCGGACTCCATATCATCAACTAACTGATAGTCTTTTGTTATTCCGCGAAGATGATTACTGTACTTTAATATCAATTCATCTGGAATATCAGAAACTACTCCCTCTATAACAATAGGTGATGTAGTATCGCACATATAAAAATCGCTATCATTCAGGCGTATACTCCAAGATGGAGCAAAGACGTAGGCAATCGCATCCAAAATTGTAGATTTGCAAGAATCTCCACGTCCAATAATACAAGTGATACCGTCCCCAAATATCTGTTCGAAATTTTTTATCCCTCTAAAATGACTAATTTTTAAGAATCTCAACTTTGCCATATTACATTCGTTATATAAACTTTTTGATTCTTGTTATTCGGTTCTCAGCAAATCATTCACAGACACATTTAAGGCCTTTGCTATTTGAATTAGCATTTCTACACTGGGCTGTGTTGTGTTTGTAACCCATTTAGAAATTATGGCAGGATCCTTATCCAACTGTTCCGAGAGCCATTTATTGCTCTTGTTTTTCTCTGCGAGAACGACTTTGATGCGATTCAGTAATTTACGTTCCATATTATATCTCCATTACATGGTTACAAAGATAAGGAGATTCAGAGAATATAATTGACTTGGAGGGTTAAATATTGCAACTCGCAACAAAAAAGTGAGCAAAACATCAATTACAACTACATATTCTTTCTTTATTGGCAGTTTTGTGTCAGGTCCATTTGGTAAACCAATTACTTTTTGTGGGAACTTTACGGTATCAAACTACAAAGAATATTGAATGTATAATTTGATAATCAGAAAGATATAGAACATTATTCGGTTCAAGCGTGGAACTGCAATGCCACGTCTTTGAATGATGGTCGTAGGAAACCGTTGTGTACAGATGTAGTAATAGCAGCCCACGCTATAGCGTGAGAACCACTATGCTATCCTTGTACACGGTTGAAAATTTCCTACGTTTTCATTCGCACGAGATAAGCATAACGCTTCTTTATTTTCTAATATGTCTTGGAGAGGGGTCGCCCCCAATCCAAACGCAAAAGTAATAAAAAAGCTGCGATAATCACTTATCTTGTAATGGATTTCTTTGCCTGCCTCAATGGAATAGGGGGCTTTTACAGTTTCATTCCCCTGTCTTTCCGTTGCGGTATAACGGGTTGGCGTATGGTCTGCCGCAACCTCTCGAACTGCTCCTTGAACCATTCGCCGATGGGTCGCAAGTCAATCGTAAGGATAAACCTTCCATTGTCAGAGAATACTTTGGCTTTAACGTCTTTTGCCATGAATTTTCGCTTGTGTTCTTCCGAGTACAACTCGCCGTTGTACTCAATGGGTCTACCTGTCAGCAATGTCGCAGTCTGCTCTTTATTGAAACCTACAGCAAGGCACAATCTTTCAATGTTAATCATATCCTTGATTTGCGGAAACCATTTCAATGTCTTGTTTAACAACACCGTAAGTCGTGAAATCTCACGTTTGAGATTCGTTTCTGTCTGTGCCAGCTCGTTGATATGCTTCTGTTGCATATCCAACAGTTGACGGCTGTGGTCTGCCTGCAAGGTCTGTATCCGGGTTTGCAGGGCTTCGATGGTTTCCTCGTGGTCGGCTACCTCACGGTGTAGGACGGTGTTCTCCCTCTCCAGCGTCTTGACCTTGTTGTTCCCGAAAAGAGAGCCGACACTCTCGGCGATGTTAGCGGCTGCGGTCGTCGCCGCCCCTTTCAGCCGCTCGGTCTGTATCTCCTTTTTCGTCCGTGTAAGTTCCTCACGTGCCGTATCTTTCTGCTCCTGCAACTCCACCACCTCCGCTTTCAGTTCTTTCGTCTGACGCTTTATGTCACGGTAGTACTGTTGCGTGGAAACGTGCCGTGCTTCCGAACCGTCAATCCCCCTTTGCAGCCCGTATTTCGCCATCGCTGCGGCATAGCTGTCCTGATAGGATTTCAGTTTCAGACGGCTCATGATGTCATCGGCGCACAGCCTCACGCTGTCGGCTGGTTTCTTGCGGTAGCGTTTCTTAGCCTGCTCCTCCCGTTTCCTGCGCTTGCGTTCCCCCTTGACTATCGGGACGAGCGTGACGTGCATGTGCGGCGTTTTCTCGTCCATGTGCAGGTGAGCCGCCACGATGTTCTCCTTGCCGAACGTGTCGGCGAAGTATCTTAGGTTGTCGGCGCACCACTCGTTCAACCGTCCCTCCCGTTGGATGCGCTCCATGTCTTCGTGCGTTGCCGACACGTTGATGCGGATAGCCCGTACTTGGTTGCTGCCGACTTTGCGTGTCAGTCCGGCTTCTTCCAGCCTCCTTTGGATAGCCGCCGAACGGTCTTTCACCCTGTCGGGATATTCGATGAGCCTGCGGTTAAGATGCGTGCGTGTGGGGTCGGCGTTCTTCGGTATGATGGAACGCTCGATGTGGGCGGTCGTTCCGCTGTCGGAACCGTGCGCCTTTTCCATGTGTAAGACTACAAATCCCATATAAAAATCCTTTCTTTTTTAGCTTGTGAAACAATGATTCTTCGTATCTTCGGGGACGGCAAAAAGCTGTTCCCGATGGGGTGTGCAGAGGGGCTTGCCCCTTGCCTTATTGGGGAATTTTCAGCGTTGCTTGCAATGCGGCTTGGAAAATTCCCTAATAAGCTACGGTATTTTCTGTCCGCAAATCCCCGTGTGCCGTCCGTCCCTGCCTGTCTGCTTGCTTTGCATACCTTGCTTACCAGCTTTGCATACATGACAATGTGAGCAGAGTGTCGGTAGTCCGTCAGCATTGCTTCCGTCACAAACTCCCCTTGTTGTTTTTCCTTTCGTCGTCGGTTGCCGGGGCGGTCGTTTCCGTTTGCGGAGGCTCTTTTGCGTGGGGCTGTCGGATGCAAGGTTCATGGGAAGAATACTACCCGAAGCATGAGGGTGGAGATTGTTCCCATGACGGCTTTGCCGCTTGACCTTGCTGCCGCCATCGAAGCCCCATGCTACCTTTGCCTCTGAAAACGGAAATGGCTGCTCCGGTTGCAGCAAATGGGCACTCTCCCTATCCCATTTCCCAGCCGGGTTGATGATGGATAAAAATCCGATGATTTGATGAAATGGAATATAAATATCTGTATATTAGCGGTATGTATGCTCATCAACTTCTCATCAGAATACTCGCCAAAAGAGAAACGACACGGTAAGGCATACTTCCCGTTCATCGGCAAATATCCGTTGATGAGAATTTGATGAATATCTATATATCTTATAATCACATATTTACTATATATATTCATCATTTCATCGAAATAACGGTTTCATTTCCGTACTTGCATTCCGTATCGGTAAGCGATGATGTGTCGGCTTGACGGTTCGAACAACCGGTGATTTGGATATTCAACGGTTTCATGACGGCATGACGACAGACTTACCGACATGCAGCGTCAGAAAATATTCATCTTTTTCTTTTCGCCGGTACATCCTATTTAGCAAGGCATTACGCAACCTCTCCGCACCGCATGAGCCGATACGGAATGCGAGTGCGACAACCATTTCAAAACTGTAAACGTCCAGCCCGTAGCCGTTTTCCAAACGCAGATAACGCTTCGTGTCACATTTTTTCAGAACTCCGCCCTTGTAAACGGCTCTGATTCCTGCACGGACTGTCGGGGCAATTACCCCGAACAGCCCGACAAGTTCCGGCTCGGACATCCACACATTGGCTGTATTAGTCGGCATGATGATATTGCCGTGTTTGTCCATCGTGATGGTATTTCTATTTTCTTTCATCGGTATTCGCTTTTAAGGTCGTTATTAAATGGCATGGCAGATGTTCTTCTCCATATCCTCCAGCTTGTGCGACAAGGCTTCCATGTCCCGGCTTATCTTCTGGGCGGTGATTTTGGCGTATATCTGCGTGGTCTTGATGTTCGTGTGCCCCAACAGTCGGCTCACGGTCTCAATGGGTACACCGTTGGATAAAAGCACGGTCGTTGCGTTCGTGTGTCTTGCGACATGATAGGTCAAGCGCACCTTGAAACCGCACTGCCTGCTTATCTCTTTCAGTATCTTGTTGCAGGTGGTATTGCTCGGCATGGGGAAAACATGACCGTCCCGTGTCATTCCCTTGTACTTCTCTATTATTCTTTGCGGAACGTCCAACAGACGGATGTTCGATTCCGTGTTCGTCTTCTTTCTTCGGGTGATAATCCATAGATTGCCGTCGAAGAAGGTTTGCAGGCGGTCTGTGGTCAGGTTCTTCACATCGGAATATGCCAACCCCGTGAACACCGAAAAGACGAACAAGTCCCTTACGAGTTCATGCTGCCCGTTCTTCATCGGCGCATTTATGAGTGTCTGTATCTCCGCTTGGGTAAGGTATCCCCTATCCACGCTTTCGGGGGAGTTGATATACCCGGCAAAGGGGTTGAACGGCAACCGCCCGTCGTTCCTCGCTATCGAGACGATATGTTTCAGCACAATCATGTAGCCCCACACGGTATTGGTGCGGCATTTCTTCTCCGTGCGCAGGAAATACTCGAAATCGTTGATGAAGGAGAGGTTGAGTTCCTTTAACGGGATGTCTTCACGCTTGTAGGTATGGGGCATGAACTCCCGGATGTGCTTGCAGACGGTCAGATAACGGGTGAATGTTCCCTTTGCCCTGCTGTGTCCGACTTTCTTTGCAAATTCTGCATTGTGCTGCTCGAACAACTTCAACAAGGTTTCTTGTTTGACACCGATACCGAGATAGGTGTCTTTGAGCTTGGCGGCGGTTACATACCCGTCCGTCTGCATAAGCTCCTGATAGCGGCGGTTCACGTCCACACGGATTTTATCGACGGCACGGTTGATTCGCTGCGCCTCGACGCTCTTGCCCGAAGCACGGCTGTTTTTCACGTCCCACAGGCGTGGGGGAACGTCCATCTTGCAGCTGAACTGTTTAATCTCGCCGTCCACGGTAAGACGGCACATTAGGGGCAGGTTGCCGTTTGGTTTGGCGCTGCCTTTCTTCACGTAAAACAATACTTTGAATGTACTTCGCAT